CATCGACTGCGGCATCCGTCCGGCATTCATTCTTCCGTCTGATACGCTGGTTTCTGACGACGGAACGATCATAACGTAATAAATTGAAGGAGATGAACAAATGAGTACATCCGTTATTATTCATGAAGTGGAATACCCTGCTGAGATCAGTGGGGTATTGCAGAATCCAAAATGGGACAGGCGTGATACGAAGTCTATCACGCTGGAAATGACGCACGATCAGGCTGTGGGGCTGTTTGTAGACGGCCTCGCGTGGAGTATCAAGCAGGTCAACACCTATCCGGTTTTTGATGACAAGGGCCAACCTACGGGCGAAACGACAACCGAGACGCAGACCTTTGACAACTCGGATTATTCGGTTGCCGGGAGTATCACGGACAACCGGGATGGAACCGTGACCGTCATGATGGGAAGGCCGACAGAGACGGAAACGCTACGAGCGGAGAAGGCCGACGCGGAACTGGCGGCGAAAATTTTACTTGGGGAGGCGGAATGATGAGCTACACAGAGAGGGCGCGGGCGCTGCGGCCCTATATCGTCAAGGCTTCAGCCAGCCTGACGGATGCGGACGCCGTGAAGGCAAAGGAGCTGTATGACCGCTGGGCGGCAGGAATGTCCGTGGAGGTCAACGACCGGCTGGTCTATGCAGACAGGCTCTATCGCGTGACACAGGCCCACACGACACAGGAGGGCTGGGAGCCGGACAAAGTCCCGGCGCTGTTTACCGTCATCGACGAGACCCACGCGGGCACGCAGGACGATCCTATCCCCGCCGCAAAGGGCATGGAGTACACCTACGGACTTTACTACACAGACCCGGAGGACGGCAAGCTCTACCGCTGCGAACGGACGGGCGAGCAGCCGGGCGGCAAGGTGACGCTTCAGTTCCTGCCTCATGAGCTGGTGGGGCTGTATTTTACCGAAGTATAAAGGAGAAAAGAGATGGACGACGATGGAATTCAGGCAAAGATCGTGGAGATCGACCAGCGATCCAAGAGCAACACGCACCGCATCAATGATTTAGAGGAGGACAACCGGGCGCTGCATCAGCTGGCGACCTCGGTAGAGGTGCTGGCGACGAAGCAGGAGACGATTGAAGCCAATGTCAGCGAGATCAAGGACGACGTGAAGAGCCTCAAGGCCATTCCGGGCGGGAAATGGGAGGCACTGGTAAAGGCGGCCGTGACGGCCATTGTGGGGGCGCTGATCGGATTCGCGCTGGCTCATGCGGGGATCGTGTGATGGAGACTTCGAAGAAGCTGCTGATTGGCAGCGCGGCAGCAAGCATCGTTTGCATTATCCTGAATGTGCTCGGCGTGCTGAGCGTGGAGGTCACGTTGGCAGTCATCGGATTTGCGACGGCGATTGGGATGTTTTACCTCTGGAAGGCCAAGAACGAGAACAGAAGTAAATACGCAATCAAGTACGTTAAGAGCCTGCCGGAAACATATACGGCAGAGGAAAAGGCACGTTTTTTGGAGATCGTGCTGAAAGACTGAAAGGAGTTACTTATGAAAAAACTGTTTATCTCTCAGCCCATGAAGGGCAAGAGCAAAGAAGAAATACTTGCAGATCGCAAAGATGCACTCCGGTGCGCGAGGGAGATTGTCGGGGATGAGATAGAAGTTATTGATACATATTTCGAGACGCACCCGGACGTGCAGAACACGGCGCTCTGGTGTCTCGGTCGGTCTTTGGAGCTGCTGGCGACGGCTGACGTTGCGTATTTCGCATCCGGTTGGAAGAACGCCCGCGGCTGCAAGATTGAGCATATCTGCGCGGAGCAGTACGGTATCAACATCGTAGAAGCGTGAAAGGAGTACATAACATGGAAAAGATCATGAAACGGCTGTCGAATCTGCTGAGCGTGAAGTCGCTGGTGACGCTGCTGCTGACGGTGGTGTTTACGGTGCTGGCGCTGCGGGGTGATATCACTGGGAAAGACTTCTTGACGATCTTCCTGATGGTAATCACGTTCTATTTCGGCACGCAGTCGCAGAAGGCACAGGACGCGATGGATGCGAAGGGTGATAGTGATGGTACCGACTAAAAAGATGCTGGCCCATCGGGCCAACTACGGCACGAAACGCGGCGGGGACATTGAGTGGATTGTCATGCACTACACGGCCAACGACGGTGATTCCGACACCAGCAACGGCAAGTACTTCCAGCAGCCGCTCAATCCTGTGGCAAGCGCGCACTTTTTTGTAGACGATGATTCTATCACGATCTCCGTGCCGGAGGACTATGTAGCCTTCCACTGCGGCGCGTATCACTACACACACCCATTCTGCCGGAACTACAACTCTATTGGCATTGAGATGTGCGACGCGAAGCGGGATGGACGCGTAATGGCAACGGCCAAGACGATTGACAATGCGGCCGATCTGGCCGCGATGCTCTGCGAGAAGTATAACATCCCGGTCGATCATATCATCCGGCACTACGACGTGACCGGGAAGCTCTGCCCGAAGTACTGGGTGGACGATCCGCAGGGCATTGTCAGATTCAGGAACATGGTAAAGGAGAGAATCGAAATGGTGAGCAAATGCAAGATGATCATTGACGGAAAAGAGATCGAGGTCGAACGCATTTTGAAGGACGGCACGAATTACATCAAAATTCGGGACATCGCAAAGGCGCTGGATCTTGAAGTGTCGAACAAGGGCAATGTCCCGATCCTGAATCACAAAGGAGGCTAAACGATGCGGCGCGGCTGGCCAGACTTGCCGCGCAGCGAGTGGGAGCGTTTGATCTCTGAATGGATTCTAAAGGATTCGTACCGCGACATCATGCGGCGATACCTCTGCGACGGATGGACGCAGGAGAAGATCGCAGAGCGCGCGGGGCTTTCCCTCAACGGTACAAAAAACATCATCAAGCGGTGCACGGACGCACTTTCCGCGCACATGTAAACAGGCAGACACGGCATGCGCTGTGTCTGCCTCTTTTTTGTGCCTTTTTTGGCCTTTTTCTGGCCCGGACGTTGGCTGTTTCGTGACGGACTTTTCCATCATACTGAACGTAGGAGCTGGCCAGCTTACTACATTTTTTTGGAGGGAAACTCTATGGAATACGCAAGCAACGGCAAGGGGAATCTCGGCGTGACGCTCGGCGCGATCGGCACGGGACTCGGCGTGTTTGGCGGCGGGCTGGGCAATCTGCTCGGCGGTTGGGGCGCGAATCCGGCTGCAACGGCGATGGCCGCAAGCAACAGCGACAACCATCTCGTAAGCCGCTATGAGGCGTCTCAGGCGGCACGGATCGCAGAGCTGGAAACGGAAGTAAAGCTCCGCGATGCGAACACGTACACGGATCAGAAGATGCTCGAAATGTACAAGTACACGGACGGGCGGCTCCGCAGCATCGAAGAGCAGCTGTGCCAGCAGCGCGTCGTCAACGCGCAGACCGTGGCGAATTTGTCCTGTATGCAGAACGAGCTGGCTACGCTGTCGGGCCTGACCAAGACGGTGATCCCCATCAACAACGTCTGCCCGGAACCGATGCAGCGTTATAACAGCTGGACGGCTCCGACCACGACCACCACGACGACTTAAGCAAAAAGGGGCGGCAATAGCCGCCCCGATCTTAACACGGAGGTATCCTTATGGTAACGATCGATCAAGCTATGCGAGGCGCGGCAAAATTCGCAGACAATGAGATCATTCCCCATCTGCCGATGGGCAAGGGCATTGGCGCCGGGATTGCGCTGGCGCTCATCATGGACGGCGGGAAAAGCCGCATCCTCGCGCTGAAGGATCACCCGGCAGTGCAGATGATGGGCATTATGGATGAGGAGGGCAACATCGACCTTGAACGGCTCTACAACGCCGCCAGGGCGCGCGTGGACGGCAAGAAGATCCCGCTGACCATTCCGGTCATTGGGGAACTGCGGTTCGACGTGAACGACGTCGACCGGCTTTACAAATACATTCAGGAGGCGTGATATGGGAAAAGAACATTACATCGAAGAACTGAAAAAGCAGCTGCATGAGATCATGGAGCGCCCGGTGACGCTTGGACGCGCGGAAGAAGTCGTGGTGTACGCGGACGCCATCTGTGCGCTGCACCGCATGGACGGGCACGACGAGGCCGAGGGATTTACCGAGGACGACGCCAAAGCATGGACGGCCCGCATGGAGAACGAGGACGGCACGACCGGCCCGCACTGGACAATGGGCCAGACGGACGCCGTGGCCAATATCACAGGTGTCAGCGTGAAGTCCTGCGTCTGGTGGGCGGCAATGAACATGATGTACTCGGACTATTACGGTGTGGCTGCCAAGTACGGCCTCGACCGGCCAGAATTTTACGCAGATCTCGCCAAAGCTTTCCTCATGGATAAGGACGCCGGAGGCCCGGAGGCGAAGATGGCCGGGTATTATCATGGAATTGTGCTGAGAAAGTGATTTCAAATATTATAGCAAGATGGAGTATGGTGGGCCATACTCCATCTTGCTACAATCAAGAGTATCAGAAAATGAATTTATAAGAGATCGCGAGGAGCATCTGGGATTTGTCGAAGGTGCAGCGGTCGATGATGGACATGGCGGATTCGTACTTTTGCGCGACGGTGGCTGTTGGACTACGGAGCGTTTCGAGGACGGCGGCGATGGCATTTCGAAGCAGCGCGGCGGCATCGACGACGGGGACGGCTGCGGATTCGGAAATTTGCGCGTCGAGGTCGTCAAGCTGCGCTTGCATTTGCTGCCGGGCGGCTTTATAGGTTTCCAGCGTCTCGACGCCGTCTAAGTAAGATTCACGCAGGCGATCAATACGGGAGACGATACGGGAACGCTGCTGCTGCAAGCGCTGGTCGGAATGAGCGGGTTTTGCGGCTTGAACAACGCAAGCGACAGACTCCGCGAACGTCAAATCGTGCTGAAGCTGGGCAAGGAAGGATTCTTCCAGTGCCTCGACGGCAATATGCTGTGTGGTCGTGCAGCGTCCGTGCGCATAGTTGTTACATTTCATAAAATGCGGACTTGCCCAAATGAGCGTCGCGCCGCAGGCAGAGCAGCGGACAACACCGCACAGCCAGTGCTTGCGCTCAGAGGAAGGCTTGCCGTAGCGCTTATAGGACTTTTTCAGTTCGGCACAGCGAGCCTGCGCCGCACCCCAGGTTTCGGCATCGATGATCGGTTCGTGCAGCGCGTCGGCGATGATGCTGTCCTCGTTCTTGAAATTTCGGTGCGTCTTGCCAGACGGCGTCCAGCGGAGCTTGCCGAGGTAGACGGGGTTATTCAGGATATAATCAATGGTACGGTTTTCAAAGGGGTTCCCACGGTGCGTGCGGATGCCACGGGCGCTCAGATCTTTCGCGATGCGAAACATGGCATCACCGGAGATGAAGCGCCGGAAGATCTCCCGGATGATCTCGGCTTCTTCCGGGACGATGACCAGCTGCCGGTTTTCTACGCGGTAGCCGAAGGATGGTGTAGCTTGCAGGGAGCCATTCTTTGCATTGACGGTCATGGAGCGCTTGACTTCCTCCGCAAGGCGGACGGAATAGAATTCGTCCATCCACTCAATGATCCGCTCGATCAGGCTGCCGAAGGGGCCAGCGATCAGCGGCTCGGAGACGGACACCACATCGACCTTGCACTTGCTGCGCAGGATGGATTTGTAGAAAATGGATTCCTCTTGATTGCGGGCAAAGCGGGAGAACTTCCAGACGATGATGACATCAAACGGATGGGACGGGTCTTTGGCGGTGGCGATCATCTGCTGGAAGCCGGGGCGCTTTTCAGCAGCCCGGCCGGAAATGCCGTCGTCGTGGAAGATGTATTCCGAGAGCAGGAGCAGGCCGTTCTTCGCGGCGTATTCGCGGATCTTCTCCATCTGGGAATCCGGCGACAGCTCCATCTGGTCATCGGTTGAGACGCGGACATAGGCGGCTGCGATATGTGGTTCAGGCATAGGCGGAAACCTCCCGTAAAGTGGACATGGTATCGCGAATCCAGCCGACATAGGGGTCGAGAAGATCGACGACCAACGAGATCACGACAAGGGCGAGGATGGGGACGAGGATGAGGGTGACGATGCGGTGCGTGCGAAGGGAGCGTTTATAAAGCTCGATCTCACGCTTGTAGTGGTCGCGCTCCAAGCGGACGGCCTGCAAAGCGTCAGAAGAAGGGGCGGGATGCTCGATCCCGAGGTATTCGTCGACGGAGACGCCAAGCATTTTACAGATCGGGCCAAACGTGGAGAGCGGCGCGTTCGGCGTTTCGCCGCGGAGATATTGCCCGACGGCGTTCTGGGACAGGCCGGATCGTTCGGCTAGTTGCTGGTTGGTGATACGCGGATTTGCGGAATCTTTCTTGTCACGGCATAGCTCCCATAGTTCTTGTTTCAAATTTTCTCCCTCTTTCATTGATTTCCCAACGGACATGGACACGGAAGCCCATGGCCGATGGTCGACAAATTTGGTGCGTTCGTGGTAGGCTAAACTTGCAAGCAGCTCCCACACGCTTGCAGCGACCAAAAGTCCCGCCGCCGGGAACATGGCGGCGGGGCATCCCTTGATACTTCCAGTATAGGACGAATCTGGAAACGATTCAAGTTAGGATGTTGCACAAAAAATCGACCATGTTTTTTGGAAAGAGAAAGGCGAAAGAATGGAAAAGATGTCGAAAACCGTAGACGAGGAAATGCAGAAGCTATGGAAACAGGCCACGCCGGAGCAGAAGTACATCATTGTTGGGTTTATGCGGAACATCGTGAAGACAGAATAAACGCCCGGAGCGAATCACCGCTTCGGGCGTTTTTGCTAGTCGGATTTACGAGAAGAACGAATTTCTTTTAGAGCATCAACGCCAGCGAGAAATTCATCTTTGCTGATAAGGCTGGTTTCATATTCTGCGAGAGCATCTGAACCGAGACGCTCTGTTATACCATAATGCTCTGTTGCGTTTTTCCACCCAATATGATGACCTTCGGAAAAACCTTCATCAAAAGCGCGATATACTGCTTGTTCAGTATCGGATTCCGCCGCAGAATAGCCTTCGTCATAGGCAATGTCCCAAGTTTCTTCGGAACTGTCATCATAACCGGAGTTATAACCTTCGTCATAATCACTGGCATGTTCATCGCAAGCTTTGTTATATCCTTCTGAATAGCTCTCACTCAAATCATCGGAAGTATATTGGTGCTTAGATGTCATAATCATATTCGCAACGAGGGCGGCGACGATTATGAGCGGGATGAAGATAGACCAGAATGAACCGACACCAAACATATATCGCCAGCGATCTGCATGCACTTCCAATAATTCCTTAAAGAATCTGCTCATGCTGATACCTCCTTTATTTCAGAATACAAAAGAATCACAGAATCGTCAAGAGCCATGAGCATTTTTGTAAAAATCACCGGAAGCATTTTACTTGCTTCCGGTGATTTTTTTTGCGAATTCGAGAATGTTGTCCCAGAACTCCGGGGGCATATCGAGGGCGGCGGCGATGCCACGCTTGCGGGTGGATTCGTCGGCTTCGGCCAGCACGTCGTTGAACAGCATGGCCATACGCTCGTTTTCACTGCGCTGGACGTACATCGGCTCCGTGCCGTCGCGCAGCCACGCTTCGGACACACCGAATACGCGGCAGATGTCAGAGATGGTGCGGTCGCTCGGTTCGCGTGCGCCCATTTCAATCATTGCGATATAGTTTCGGGACAAACCAATTTTTTCTGCGAACTGCATTTGCGTCAATTCTAATTCAACACGGAGCTGCTTAATTCGTTCGTTCATATTGCATCACCTCCAGAACGCAACTGTACAATACCACGAAAAGCGAACTCTGTCAACAGAGTTAGAAAATATTTTTTGAAAACGTGTTGACATAGAGACCTAAATGTGCTATGTTGTGCTTACAAAGCCAACTAAGCAATGAAACAATGCCAACAAAAAGAGTGAGGTGAGAGGGAAATGACAGAACTGGAAAAGGCGAAGCTGCTGGCAAGCCTGATCGGACACAACGAGCGAATGACGCAGTTCGGCGAGAGCACGATACTGGTTCCGAACTATACGGCGGCACTGCGGCTGGCGCTTGGGTGCATGAACCGGGTACATGGGATCGATGATCCGCTGCTCAAAGCGATGGAAAACGATGGAGAACTGGACCATCCGGCAAACAGCATGATCTCACTGCGCACGCTGCGCGGGTATCACAGCGTCGGGGCGATGCGGCAGTTTGCGGTGGACGGATGGCCGGACGGTGAGGACTGTTATTTGGAAACGATTGAAGAGGCGATGCGCTGCGTCGAGAAGGTTTATTCGAATGTGCCGTCAATCGACAGCGTGGAGCAGCTTTAGATTCGGGAATGATTCAAGAAACTGTGAACAGGACAGACGGCGGCACTCTTTGCACAAGTGGTCGCCGGACTGATCGTCGCAGCCATTAAACACATATCCGTACTGTTCGGCAGAACGGATGACAAGTTGGAAATAGACGGTTTCCGCCTTGTGATAGTGCTGGCAGCGGATATGCAGTTCCTTGTATGGGGTGTATTCATCTTCGGGTGAATAGAGCTTCAGATTTGGTAAGTCCATAGGCAAAAAATAATGCGCATCGCCCCTGCTTATCAGAATAGCATGGGCGGAGCGGGATGACAAGAGTGAGGTGAGGGATATGTCGGAAGAACAGAAGAAGAAAGTCGAGGGCGTACTGCACGAGATGAAGCACATGAACGCGCAGCAGATCGAGGTCATGATCGCCTATATGCAGGGCGTGGCTGCGGCGGCAAAGCTGATGTGTGAGCGGAAGGAGCAGTAATCGCTCCGGCGGAATAGAATACACGGAAAGGGAGGGACGCAGGATGCGGAAAAAACAGGTGATCCGAACGGAAAGCTATGTGACGAAGAACGGGCAGTTGGTTCGCTTTGACGATTTGACGCTCGAGGAAAAGCGGATCGCGGCGACGGAGCTGAAGCTGCGGTATCTGCGGGCGATGTTCCCGGGCGTGGAGTTCTATGTGAAGAAAGAGAGGGACGCTGATGCACTACACGCTGCGGGTGAATGAGCAACAATTTGGCGATCTGATCGCCGCGATCATCTGTGCGGAGGCTGCGGAGGCCGAGGCCATTGAGCTATTCCACGACAAGAAAGAGCTGCGGGAGCGGGCGGCGGAGAGCATGACGCGGCTGGGCAAGCTGCGGTATTACTTACAAAAGGAAAAGGAGCGGGATGAGGTATGATCTCGAAAAAAGAACATGACAACGCGAGGGTGCGGGTCTTGCGGAGGCTGGCACTGATCGCGAGCGGCGGCTGCTTTATGGCGATGGGCTTTTACGTTGGGTTCGGGATTTACTGGGGCGGCGTTCTGCTTGCGTTCGCGACGGTGGCGTGCCTCGGCTATGCGCTGGGCGGCAGCGAGGAAGACGGCGATGCGATATAACGAAGCGCCGGCGGCGTGCAGACCGAAGAAGCCGGAGATCGTCCGGCAGCCGGAATACACCGGGAAGAAATACTTTCGCGTGCAATACGCAGGGCAGACCGTGGATGTACGATGCGCGGATGAGACGGCGGCGCTGTTTCTCGCGGCGAAGCACTGGGGATTCAAGTGGACGCGGCCGGAATACCACCAGACGGCGAAGGTGACGATGCTGCGGATGAATCCGGAGCTGGTGATCGGATAAGGAAAGGACAGGAGACCATGAGCGGATTGCGATTTGACAGCATGGCGGACATGCCTGCCGGGATGCGGGATCTGTACGCGAAGAAGATGCTGGGGCAGATGCCGCAGGCAAGGCCGGAACCAGAACAGAAAAGGGCTAAGTACCAGAACCAGAAGGCGGAGCGCGGGGAGATTCACTTTGACAGCCAGAAGGAAGCGCGGCGCTATGACGAGCTGCTGCTGATGCTGCGCGCCGGGGAGATTCGCGATCTACGGCTGCAGCCGCAATTCACAATTCAGGAATCCTATGTGACGGAGACCGGGGAGCGGGTACGCGCGATCCGGTACACGGCGGACTTTTCGTACATCCGGGAAGTGTCCGGCGAGAAGATCGTGGAGGACGTGAAGAGCGGGCCGACACGGACAAAGGAATATCTGCGGAACAGGAAGTTTATGCGGTCGATGTATGGAATCGACGTGCGGGAGGTTTGAAGATGAATCTGGCGGAGCAAGTGCAAAGATGTATGCTGAAAGATGGTGGAGCCGGATGCGGTCTGCAATGCGAACATTGCGGCTGGAATCAAGAGGAGTATGCGCGGCGGAAAGCTCTGCCGCTGACGAGGTGCGAGGACGGACTGCGGCGGAAGATTTTGCCGCCGAGGCCGCAGAGACCGCGCCCGAATGAATTTGGCAACTGAGCCGGATCTACATTTTTTGTGGGCGTATGCGCAGGCCGCGCCGCCATTCGCGGTCTGCGAAGGATCAACCGGCTTTTTGCTGCGCGTCCGGAGCATGGACAAGTCAGACGACCCAATGCTCCGGGCAGCGTATGAACCCGTGTGAGACGTGCGGGGAAGGAACGTCATCCAATGCGCCGAAGATCCACGGCGCACGGCATCTGGCCTCCTAGGAGAAGCTGCGCGACGCAGATAGACGCGGCTCGCCCGGGATTTTTGGGAACACTGGGCGCAGACGGGGAAGGGCCGTCTCTGCTGCCACGGCGCGAAGGGAACCGCGCCGTGGCATGACCATATACCAAACGCCAGGGAGGGCGAAAAAATAAAGGAGACGAGACTATGGGAAGAATTATGACGGTATTTGACATCGATTTTGGGAAATACGAAGAGAAATGTCACGCGCAGCACATGGAAGTCGAGTTCAACAGTGACGTCTATCCGCCGCGGATCGTCCTGACACAGGAACAGACGTTGTTCGACGTTGGAACGCAACAGGAGCAGACGCGGGAGACGGAGATCGTGGTCGTGGGCGGCGTGGAGCCGCAGATCACGGTGAAGGGCGCGTGGGAGACCACGCGGAAGCGGCTGAACAAGATGGTGACAGGGGCGCTGAAGCTGCTGGAACTCTATCTGCACGCCTATATGCAAGATCACATGGAGTATGAAGCGGCCAGAGAAGGAGGCCGGGAAGCATGAAGTGCAGGCAGTGCGGGAAAGAAATTCAACGCAAGGGCGCGATCTTCAATTCCTTTTGCAGCGAACAGTGTTCGGAGGAATGGTACAAGGATGACAACATTGCCGTCACGGTGATCTGCGTGAAGGTCCCGAGGATCTACAAGGAACTGCAGCCGCGGCTCGGCGAGATGATCCACGCAGTGAAGCGGAAGAGCTATAACAGCACGGGTTACATCTTTGAGCGGGCCGGGAAAAAGGTGCTGCTGCGGGCGGATGAGGTTGTGGAGGTAAACGGATGAACAAAGAAGTAATGTTTTCCAGCAAGACCGACCTGTGGGAGACGCCGCAAGATTTTTTTGAGAAGCTGGATCAGGAATTTGGCTTCGAGTTAGACGTCTGCGCACTTCCTGAAAATGCAAAATGCAGCCGGTATTTTTCACCGATAGACGACGGGCTAGAACAGGATTGGACGGGTGTTTGCTGGTGCAATCCGCCGTATGGACGTGAAATTGAAAAGTGGGTAAAAAAGGCTTACATATCTGCCATCGAAGGTGCGACGGTTGTTATGCTGCTCCCAGCACGGACAGATACGCGGTGGTTCCACGATTGGATTTACGGAAAGACAGAAATTCGCTTTATTCGTGGCCGATTGAAATTCGGTGGTGCAGAATACGGCGCCCCGTTTCCAAACATGGTGGTTGTTTTCAGGCCACCGATGGTGGGTGTATCGTGAAGCCGCCGTGTGAAAGGAACTGTCCGTCTCGGACAGTGGGATGTCACACAAAGTGTGCGCCTTATCTGGAATATGAGGAAGCGAAACAGGCGGAATATCGGGCAAATTGGGCTGAAAGAGACCGGAACGCTTACACTGCGGACGCGAAGAAGCGGTGTAAGAGCGTGGAGAGACTACGGAAAGCGGGGTTGCTGTAATGGACTTGGAACAGAGCGCGTTTGAGGCGCTGCGGTTTGCGTCGGCGCAGAGCTTGAAGCTCTACAAGCAACCCCTGGTAATTACATACTCGGGTGGAAAAGACAGCGACGTGCTGCTCCGGCTGGCGATCAACAGCGGTATTCCGTTCGAGGTTTTGCATTCCTTGACCACGGCAGATGCGCCGGAAACGGTCTACCATGTGCGAGACACCTTCCGACGAATGGAGGAAAAGGGCGTAAAGTGCGTCATCGACGCGCACGTCCAGCCGGACGGGAGCCGCCTGACGATGTGGAATCTGATCCCGAAGAAAATGGTGCCGCCGACAAGGCTCATGCGATACTGCTGCGCAGTCCTCAAAGAGGGCGGCGGAAAAGGGCGATTTATTGCAACAGGCGTAAGGTGGGCCGAATCAGTAAAGCGTAAAAACAGTCGTGGCTTGATCGAGGTATCCCCAGGTGACAAAAACAAGCGCCTGATCCTGATGGATGACAACGACGAGGCCCGGATGCAGTTTGAAACGTGCCAGCTCAAGGGACGGCGGGCGGTGAACCCAATCATCGGATGGTCAACGGCTGACGTGTGGGACTACGTCACGGCGGAGCATATTTTTATGAATCCGCTTTATCGCTGCGGCTTTTGCCGCGTGGGGTGTATTGGCTGCCCGATGGCTGGAAAGCACCGGAAGACAGAATTTGAGAGATACCCAAAGATCAAGCTGGCGTATATCCGGGCATTTGATCGGATGCTGGAGGAACGACATCGCCGCGGGAAGCTGGACGGCGGGACGCGATGGGGCGAGACCGGATTGGATGTATTCAACTGGTGGATGGAAAACGATGTGCTTCCAGGGCAGGAAGTATTAGAAGAATTTCGGGAGGATTTGCTATGATGAATTTGAAGCCGGAAGAACTGATCAGGGAGGCCATGAGGGCAAATCCTGAAGAAGGGATCAAGGAACTGCGGAAAAGCAGCGAGAGTACAACAACGTGCTGCTGTGCGGTACAGACCACAAACGAGTGGTACAAGCTCTTGATGCGGGAGGCCGCCGACCAGATCGAGCGCGACCAGAAGAAGATTGAAGAGCTGCGGGAGGAAAACGAGCGGCTGACACGGCGGCTGTTTGAGCCGCATCCGGTACCTACGACATCGACACTGTGAGGAGGACGAACCATGAAAATCTACATAACCGGGAAGATCACCGGCGACCCGGCTTACCGGGCGAAATTTGCAGACGCACAGCGTCAGATCGAGGCGCAGGGGCATATCGTGCTCAATCCGGCCACGCTGCCGGAGGGCATGGAACCGAAGGACTATATGCGCATCTGCTTCGCCATGATCGATGCCGCGGATGAGCTTTGGGAGCTTCCGACCGCATGGGCAAGCAAAGGCGCGATGCTGGAAGAGGCTTACTGCGATTGTTGCGGGAAAACTGTGATGCCGCTGATCATTATGCCTTGGTTTGATGAGAACGTATGGAGGGAGTGTTGAGGATGAAACGCATAACAAGCTGGAAAAACGACTGTGTGCGGATCAATGGGCATAAGCTGGCAGACGTAACATTACCTGACATCGTTCAGATGGCGGATCTTCTTGCGCGCTATGAGGACTCGGACAGTCCGATGATGCGCATCCGGCCGGGCGATACGGTTTGGCTATCTCAGATGTTTTACACGCGCCCGAAAAAACCGCTCCCGGTCACAGTGGACGCCATACGGATTGACCGGGAGGGCGTGATGTTTATCACGGGGAGACGGAGATTTTCGGAGGAAGCGATTGGAAAGACCGTGTTTCTTTCCAAAGAGGAAGCGGAAAAGGCTTTGCAGGGAATGGAGGAATGATGATGCATCGACTGACAACGGATACCCCAAAGGACAATTTTGAAATGGCGCTCAACCTGTTTTACGTCAAGGACAAAGAAGTTTGGGTGCGCGGATACGGGAAGAACGGCGCAGACATCAGCCTGTTCGACCTGTCGCGGGATCTGACCAGATGGAACTGCCCGTATGTGGACTTGGATATCTCGGATGATTCCTTCTCGATGATGATGGCCGAATGGCTCTGGGAAGATGTTGAATCGTTCGAGCACGTTTTGGCTCTGCTCTATCAGGCAGCGTGGGTGTGTGCAGAACTGCGCGAACACTTGAAACAGTTTGAGGACAAGGAGGCCGCCGATGGAACGACTGACCTTTGAGGGAAACTTCTGCGAGATTGCGCGGTGCAAGGAAGTGAAGTGCCCATACGATACCGATTGCAGCCAGAAACAGGTATGGGAACGGCTGAAAGCCTATGAGGACACGGGACTGACGCCAAAAGAGGTAACTGCGCTAGGAAAGCTGTTCGATTACGCACTGAAAGAATCAAAAACGCTGACTGAGCAGCTTACATTACTCAAGCACATCCGCGAGCTTGCCGAAGCCGACAAAGAGGGGCGCGTGGTGGTTCTACCGTGCAAGGTGGGTCATCGGGTGTTTGCCCTGCTGGACACGGATAAGCATATAAGCGAGTGCGAGGTCAAGCAGATCGGTCTTGGTGATGAGATCGGATTTGTTGGCCTTGAGCCAATAGGGGCCAGAGGGCGGGAGTATGGCGTATCGCTAAAAGGATTTGGCAAAACCGTATTTTTAACCCGCGAAGAAGCTGAAAAGGCGCTGGCGAAAATGGAGGGCAAGAAGAATGAATGAACATAAAATATTTGAAGCAGCTCTTTCGCTTTGGGGTAGCGACATTCAGCGAATCATCACAATCGAAGAACTGAGCGAATTACAAAAAGAACTATGCAAAAGCTTCAGATTTGGGGCGGACAGGCCACACATTGCCGAAGAGATTGCGGATGTACAAATCATGCTGGAACAAATGATGATACTCTACGAATGCAGGGACGACGTTGCAATCTGGCGGCAGAAAAAGGTTTCCCGACTGCGTGAGCGGCTGATGTGTGACGGAGAACAGAGGGTAAATGATGGCTGACGAATATATCCTGAGAAGCATTGCAATTGCGAAGCTGACAGCACTGGAAGTTACTAACCCATTTGCCACGATTGCCGATGCAAAGCGGGTGCTTGCGGATATGGATGCTGCCGACGTTGTGAAGGTGGTGCATGGGAAGTGGCTGCTGGATAGGTGGCCGAGCTGGCCGCACCGCGAGTGCAGCCGGTGCAAGATAATGTTCCCAAGAACGAAGGAAGTCCCAGACCAGTATTGGCAGTATTGCCCCAACTGCATCGCGCAAATGGATGGAGGGAACGAAGGTGAATGAAAGCGCCGCTGACTGGGGCCTTGTTTTCGATACGCTGCTGCTGATAGCGTTTCTTCAGTCAGACGCGGAAACGCCGGAGGCTGCGGCGGAGAAATTCGCGAAGAAACTCCTTGCCATTCCGGAGAATGTAGACCTTTTCGCGGAAACTCCGGAAGAACGGCGCGCACGGAGTGACAAGTGGTATGCTCAAGAATGGGAGAAAATTAGGCAAGAAATTGAGGAAATGAAAATATCGGAAGATACCACGCGACCGGGAAATCCAGCATTGGGAATGACGCCGGGAATCTTTGGCGCGATTTGAGGGGGACACAAGGGAGAAGTTGGAGATCGATAGGAATGACGGCTGAACGGAGCGCCGGACGACCGGCGCTGCTTTGAACCGGCAGAAAAAAGGTGAAAGGGTGAGCGGGATGCGCAGAGTGAAGCAGAGGATCTTCTGCGGCGCGGTTTGCGAGCAGATCATATACAACATCGGAGACAGCGCGGACATCAGGACGGCGAAGCCGAGAAAGCCGCGCTTTGAGAATGAAGAAGACCGGGCTGCGCACCGCGAGGCGATCAGCCGACGGAAAAATGCGCGGCTTGTCAATGCGAACTTCTCGCCAGCCTCGCTTTATTCGACGCTGACCTTTGATCTGGACAGCGAAGTACATACCGTTGCGGAGTGCAAGCGGGAACGGGACAATTTTTACCGCCGCATACTATATAAATATCCGGCGGCGAAGGTCTATCTGGTGTACGGCAAGGGCAAGCACACGGGGCGCTTCCACCTGCACATGATCTCTGACGGCGTGCCGGAGGAGGAAATCGGGAAGCTCTGGGGACGCGGCAGCGTGATCGACGTGAAGCCGCTGCGCAAGCACAACTATTATAAAAATGAGAGCGGGCAGCTCGTCGACCACGGGCAGGACTATACGGCGCTGGCAAATTATCTCTTTGACCACTGGCGGGAGGAGTTCGGCGGGCACCGCTGGAAGGCAAGCCGGACGTGCCGGATGCCGGAGGCGGAGATGCCGACGGAGGCCGTGCGCGAGTACAGCCCGAAGCGGCCGCCGGTGGCGCCGCGCGGATATGTGCTGGCGGAGTGCCGGGCGACGAAGTACGGATATCAATATTATAAATATGTATGTGTGCCGGAAAAGGAGCAGGAACGCAAGCGGACTGGACGCCGCTTAGATTGAGCCTTGTAAATGTGTAAAGTTTTACGACGAAGGAGGCGGAGCATGAGCGACTACTGGCACAGGGCGTACATCTGCCCATTTTGGGCGGCAGCTGGCAAAAAGACGATCAAGTGCGAAGACGGCTGCATGCTATGCTTCCGGGAGAGCTGCGACACGGCAGAGTACATCAGCCGGTATTGCGCAAGCTATGATTACCGGAAGTGCAGCGTCGCGGCGGCAAAGCTGCGATATTTCGACCGGCAGGCATAAATATATTGGCACAGAGGAAGCGCGCGGGGGTGCCCGGGCGCTCTTTTGGCGTGGGGTGAAAAGCCAAAAAGCATGGTTTATGCTTAAAAGTGAAGGGAGGTGACGCCGGATGGGACGGAAACCGACATTCACATCGGCAGAGGAAATGCAGGAGAAGATCGACGCCTATTTTGCAAGCTGCGAGCCGGAGCTGCTGCGAGATGGAGCTGGAACGCCGATGCTGAACAAGAACGGCGAGCCGGTATACGTTGGCGGAAGGCCGATGACCATTCAGGGGCTTGCGCTGGCGCTCGGGTTTACCTCGCGGCAGAGCTTGCTCAACTACAAGGCAAAGCGCGAATTTGTGGACACGGTGACGCGCGCGCGCCTGCGCGTGGAACAATACGCAGCCGAACGGCTCTTTGACCGGGATGCACAGCGCGGCGCACAGTTTACGCTGGCATACGGATTCGGGTATGCGAAGGAAACTGACGAGAAGAAGGACGAAGGCGGCGTGCGGCTGGTATTGGAGCGGGAAGCCGAGGAAGGCAGCGAATGAAAACGCTGAACATCGGGAAGGCACAGGCGAAACAGTGGAAGTTTCTGACAGACAAGCACCGGCACATCGCATACGGCGGAGCACGCGGCGGCGGGAAGAGCTGGGGTGTGCGGGCAAAGGCCAAGATGCTGGCCTATCGCTACAAGGGGATCAAGATTCTCATTGTGCGCCGAACCTACAAGGAACTACTGAATAACCACATCGAGATCCTTCGGGCAGAGCTGGAAGGATTTGCAAAGTATAACCAGTCGGAAAAGGTATTCCGCTTTCCGAATGGTAGCAGCATTGCATTTGGCTATTGCAAAAGCGACGCGGATCTCGGCCAGTATCAGGGCGCAGAATACGATGTGGTTTTCCTCGACGAAGCCGGACAGCTCCGTGAGGAATGGATCAAGAAGATCAATGCCTGCGTGCGCGGCGCGAACAGTTTCCCAAAGCGGACATACTACACGCTGAACCCCGGTGGGCCGAGCCACGGCTATTTTAAGCGGCTGTTTGTCGACCGGGTTTTCAACCCGGACGAGTATCCGGAGGATTATTCCTTCATACAAGCGAAGGTCACGGACAACAAGGCTCTACTGCGGGAGCAGCCGGACTACATCCGGAGCTTGGAGAATCTGCCGCCGAAGCTGCGGGCAGCGTGGCTCGACGGGCGATGGGACGTCTACGAGGGGCAGTTCTTTGAGGATTTCGTCAACAACCCGGATGGCTACCAGACGCGTCAGGGAACGCACGTCATCGATCCGTTCGAGATTCCGAGCGGGTGGACGATCTGCCGTAGCTACGACTTCGGCTATGGGAAACCGTTCTCCTGCGCATGGTGGGCGGTGGACTACGACGGCGTGATCTACCGCATTTTGGAGCTGTACGGCTGCACGCAGACACCGAACGAGGGCGTGAAGTGGACACCGGACAAACAGTTTGCGGAGATCGCGAAGATCGAGCGGCAGCACCCATGGCTCAAGGGAAAGGACATCACAGGCATTGCAGACCCGGCAATCTGGGACGCGAGCCGCGGCGAGAGCATCGAGCAGACAGCGGCACGGTACGGCGTGTATTTCACAAAGGGCGACAACGAGCGCATCGCGGGATGGATGCAATGCCACTACCGGCTGCAATTCGACGAGAACGGCTATCCACGGATGTACGTCTTCCGCAACTGCGAGGCGTTTATCCGCACGATTCCGATTTTGGTATACGACGAGCACAAGGTTGAAGATCTCGACACAAGCATGGAGGATCATGTGGCGGACGAATGGCGGTACTTCTGCATGAGCAGGCCGATTCGCCCGATGCAGACGGCTCCGGCGCTGCCGATTTGGGCTGATCCGCTGAACCAGATGAAAAAACACTGAGAAATATGCACAGAAAAGCGAATGAATATGCGAGAAGGCACAAAAATTCCCGGGGTAAAGACAGGAGAATTGGCGCATAACGGTGAATACATGAATGAAAGGGGTGGGGCCGATGCTGATGCCAGCATTGACGGACGCAGAGAAGAGCACCGTCACGACAGAGGTTTTCGGGGGATACAACCACAATCTCGAAATTGGAGACGGCGAGTTTTACGACATGAAAAATCTGTGCTCGGAGCACTACCCGCTTTTGAGCCAGAGGACGAAGCGGAGTTTTGACCGGCAGCTGAACAGCCCGCAGGCGCTTATTTCGCGGGATGCGCTTTGCTGGATTGACAACCAACAGCTCTACATCTCCGGCTATTCGATGGCCGAGTACATGACAGCGGTGCAGATCACGAGCGGGAAGAAGCAGATCGTGTCGATGGGCGCGTATCTCTGCATCTTCCCGGACGGCATTTACTTCAACACGGAAAAGTATTCGGACAACGGCTACATGGGGCACGCAAACAGCGTGGCGCTTGGCGCGAGCCGGAAGCTCGGCATTTCGCTCTGCACGGTGGACGGCACGGCAATCACGGTGAGCTATACGCAAAGCAATCAGCCGGAGAACGCGACAAACGGCCAATACTGGATCGACACAAGCGGAAGCGTGCACACGCTGAAGCAGTATGCGGCGACAACCTCGAAATGGGTGTCGGTGCCGACGGTCTATCTCAAGCTCGCGGCGGACGGCATCGGACAGGGATTTTCCAAGTACGATGGAATCCAGCTGAGCGGGCTGACCGGAAGTGAGCAGGTGAAAGCGCTCAACGGCTCGCACATTCTCTACGACGTGGCGGAGAGCTACATCGTGATCGTGGGCCTTGTCGACCAGACGACGGAGCTGACGAGCGGGACGGTAAAGACCGAGCGGAAGGTGCCGGAGATGGACTATGTGACAGAGAGTGGAAACCGGCTCTGGGGCTGCAAGTATGGCGTGGTGGACGGCGAGACCGTGAACGAGCTTTATTGCTGCAAGCTCGGGGACTTCAAGAACTGGGAGTGCTACGAGGGCGTGGCAACGGACAGCTGGCGCGCGAGCTGCGGCACGGATGGGAGATGGACGGGCGCGGCGACGCTGGCCGACAGCCCGATCTTCTTCAAGGAGGACTGCTTCCACCGAGTATACCCATCTGCACAGGGCGCGCATCAGGTCGTCGTGCAGAAATGTGAGGGCGTGCAGCGCGGATCGGAAAAGAGCCTCGTTGTGGTAGATGACCGGCTCTATTACAAGTCGCGCATGGGCGTCTGCGTCTACACGGGCGGGATGCCGGAGAACATCGGCAGCGCGTTCGGAAACACGCTCTACTATGAGGCCGTGGCCGGAGGGGTGCGCGGGAAGTATTATATCTCGATGCGGGATGGAGAAAACGTCTGGGCGCTCTTCTGCTACGACACGCGGCGCGGGATCTGGCACAAGGAGGACAGCCTGCACGCGGCAGAGTTTGCCCGCGTGGACGATGAGCTTTACTGCCTGGACAGCGACAAGCACGTAGACTGTTTGTATGGGTCGGCAGGACAGCCGGAAGGGGCCGTCGAGTGGATGGCGGAAACCGGAACGATGATCTATGGACTTGCCGGGAAGAAGTACATCACGCGGCTGGATCTGCGGATGCAGCTTCCGAAGGGATCGAGCATGGACTTCTGGATTCAGTACGATTCGGACGGACAGTGGCGGCACAGCGGACATCTGGACGGGAAAGGACTGCGGACGTTCCTGCTGCCGATTCGACCTTGCCGGTGCGACCACATGCAATTCCGCATGACGGGCAAGGGCGAGATCAAGCTATACGGCCTGACGCGCGTGCTGGAAGCGGGGAGCGACGCATGAGAAAGGAGGTGCGACGATGGGCAGCATGAAATTGGCGTACCCATCCATTGCCGGAAAGACGAGCGGGGAGCAGCTGGAATCCATGCGGCGCTACCTCTGCACGCTGACGGATCAGCTCAACCTCGCGGACTGGTCGGCGAGCGCGGTGCTGCAGGAAGTGTCGCGGGCCATTGATGCGGACAGCCTGCCGGACGCTGAGCGGAAGACGCAGCTCGGGAATTTTGGGCAGCTCAAGGCGCTGATCATCAAAACGGCGGACTACGCCGCGGCGAACAGCGAGAGCTTCAAGACGCAGCTCTCGGGCAATTATGTCGCGGTATCGGACTTCGGGAAGTATTGGCAGGAAGCCACGATGACCATTGACGGAAACGAATTTGGCATCCGGCAGCTCTACGACTACGCAGCGGGCATCAACAATGATTTCACGGTGAAGTCACAGCAATATGTTAAGACCGGGCTGCTCTACTACAACGGCGCGGTGCCGGTCTACGGCGTGGGCGTCGGCAACATCGAGACCACGGTGACAAAAGACGGCGAGACCGTGGTAGACCAGACGAAAAATGAGCTGGTGACCGTGACGCCGGGTCAAGTGACGTTCTGGCAGAGCGGCGATAAAATTGCATATCTGTCCGGGAAGAAGCTGCACTTCCCATCCGGGACGCTGGAAGCGACAAATGCGGTACTATCCGGGACGCTGACGGCGGCGAGCGGATCGGTGATTGGCCCGTGGACGGTGGCAGAGGACAGCATCTACCGGACGAACAAGAAGTGGGGCGCGTCGGACGGATTGTATTTCGGTACCAGCGGGCTGAGCCTTGGAAGCGACTTCAAGGTGGACGCGAGCGGCGCGATGACAGCGAAGGGCGCGACAATCTCCGGAACGATCAACGCGACGGACTTGCAGCTCGGCGGCGTGAGCGTACAGACAAAGCTGCAAGCAATCATGGCGCAGATCGACGCGATTACAGACAGCCTTGGCAATGTCACCGGTCTGACGGTTGGCGGTACGAGCATGCGCGGCGGCGAGATGTATGTCGACGGAGCGGGCGGACTGCAGTTTACGCCGTCCAGCTCGGCACCGGAGGGATATGCAACGGAGCTGAGCGGCGCGGCGGTGCGGATTCGCTCGACGAGCGGCGACATCTTCATCCAGAACGCAGGAAAGACGGCGAGCATCCAGCTCCGCGCGGATGGGACAATTAAATTCGTGTCAACCGGCGTGGTCGGCGTGGTGCCGGTGTTCGGGTGATTGCGTATGGCGACAGCATCCATTTCGGGAACCATGCTGAACGTGACAGGCTTGACGGTCGGACAGCAGTACGCGATGATGCTCTACTGCCTCTATCCGGGAAGCACGAGCTACACCGCACTCGTGCGACAGCCGGAAAGCGGGACGCGCGAGGCCGCGACGACGACGTGGTCGTTCAACATCAGCAGCTACGTGGGGAACGCGGGCACGTATCAATTTTACGTCCACATCTACGCACCGGGGCAGACGCCGCAGAACAGCAACACGAACGTGGTGTCCTACACGACGCAGGCGCAGACCGTGAAGGTGCTGATCCGGAACTACCTGGACGGGAGCACGGCGCTGACAAGCGGCTACTACACGGGATATCCGGGCGGAATCTTTTACATCACGTATGCCAACACGCAATATCAAACATATTCGGAAATCTATGATTTTCAGTATTTCCGGCTGTCCTCGGACAACTACCAGTACACATACTCGGCAGGGGCCGGGATCACGATCTCGGAAGGCTTGGAAGTACATGCCTACTACAAGAGCCGGATCACGCCGGTTGCGCCGACGATCACGAACGTCGCCACAACAAAGAACAGCGCGACGGTCTATTGGGCCTCAAACGGAGGAGACGGAAGCACGGGATATTGGACGCTGTTTTACCGGACGGCGACGGGAGCCTATGTGTCCTACGGAAACATCGGAAGCTCGCCGGTGACGATCCCGGGTCTGTCGCCGGGGACGACGTATTACTTCAAGGTCCGGCACACGGTAAACGGCTCGTATTTGGACAGCGCGGACGCTTCGGCGACGACAAAGGCACTGATTGCGGCTTTTGCATGGACAAGCAACGACGCGGCGAACATTGCGGCGGGAAGCCTGATTTCGACGATTACGGCGGCGGCATGGAACACGCTGCGGCAGCGGGTGGCCGACTGCGGCGGCACGGCGGCGTCGGTGCCGACGGCTACGGCGGGCGCGGCATTGAGCACGAACCACTTCAATCAGATGCGGGCGGCGATTGCGGCGCTGAGCGGCGCGGGAACCGTGACACCGGCAGTCGTGGTGAGCGAACTACCGGCATATCGCGCGGCGCAGTTTGCCAACGACAATGCTGCGCTGAAGGAAGCTATCAACAGAGCTATTACGGCCAAAAATGCGTCATAGGGAGGAAATGACAATGATTTTGAAACTTGATGAAAAGCAGATCCCGATCACGAACTTTTACGAAACACTGGTCGAGCGGGCACAGATGACCGCAACAAACAGCTTCGAGGTCGGCGCGGGGGCGGAGTTCCCGGATCTATCCGGCGTGGAGGGCATGAGCTTTGCAAGCTGCAAAGTGATTGACGGGCAGCAGGAGATTCCGCTGATTGGGACATACCGCAAGGCGGAGAGCGTGAACGCTTCCTACGATGCCAGGTCGAAGATATACATGGTGAACATCGTATTGACAGGAGGGGACGCGGAATGAAATTCGGGACAGAGGTGCGGACGCTTCGGGAGAAGCTGATTGCGGAGATCAACGCGGCAAAGCTGCCGCCGGTGGTCGTGGAGCTGATTCTGCAAAATCTATTGGCCGAGGCACACGCGCTGGCGGAGATGCAGATCAAAGCGGAAGCCGCGCAGGAGACGGAGGAAGCAACAGATGGAAAATGAGACGATGGAACAGAGCGCGCCGGTGCTGACGCAGCCAATCGGTGAAGCGCAGGTGCGGCAGGCGTTTGCCACGCTGCAAAAATACAAGGCGGGCAAGGCAAACCTCGAAGCGCGCGTGACGGCGAGCGAAAACTGGTGGCGGCTCAAGAGCTGGCGGCAGATTCAAAAAGGGAATCCGATGGACGATAAGTGGGCGAGCGCATGGCTCTTTAACGTCATCATGGGAAAGCACGCGGACGCGGTCGCGGCATACCCTGCGCCAGCCGTCCGGCCAAGGGAGCCGGACGACCGGGGAGAAGCAAAGCGGCTCTCATCCATCTTGCCGGTGATCCTGGAACAGAACGATTTCGAGGAAGTCTACTCGGACAGCCAGTGGACGAAGCTGAAACAGGGGACGCTCGTTTGGCACGTGAGCTGGGACAGCTCCAAGCTGAACGGAATCGGCGACATCGCCGTGAACGCGGTAGACATTCTGAGCTTTTTCTGGGAGCCGGGGATCACAGACATTCAGAAATCGAAAAACGTCTTTGTGACGGAGCTGGTCGACAACGACATCCTGACGGCCAAGTATCCGGAGCTGGAAGGAAAGCTGAAATCGACCGGCAACATCATGCAGCAGTACAACACAGATGACACCGTGCCGACGGACAACAAAAGCATGGTGGTGGACTGGTACTACAAGAAGTGGCGAGGCGGCAAGAGTGTGCTGCATTTCTGCAAATTCGTCGGAGACAACGTACTGCTGGCGACCGAGAACGACGGCGAGCAGAAATATACCACGCAGCAGATGCCGGACGGCTCCGTGGTGCAGACGCCGGTCGGAAGCCCCATGGCGGAGACGGGCCTTTACGACGACGGGGATTATCCGTTTGTGGTGGATGCGCTGTTCCCGGTGGAGGGCAGCATTGCAGGCTACGGATACATCGACATCGGCAAGAGCGCGCAGGAGCAGATCGACCGGATGAATCAGGCGATCATCAAGAACGCAATTATGGCGGCGTCGCCCCGGTGGTTTCGGCGCAGCGACGGCGCGGTAAACGAGGAAGAATTTGCGGACTGGACGAAGCCTTTTGTGCACGTGGACGGCAATCTCAGTCAGGACTCGCTGATGCAGATTCAGGTAAACCCGCTGAGCGCGAACTACATCACAATTTTGCAGAACAAGATCGAGGAACTGAAATGGACGACCGGCAACACGGACGTCAACAACGGCGCGACAACCTCCGGCGTGACGGCGGCCTCCGCGATTGCGGCGCTGCAGGAAGCATCGGGCCGGTCGAGCAAGGACAGCACGAAGTCGGCATACCGGGCATATGCGCGGCTCATCCGCATGGTGATTGAGCGAATTCGGCAATTCTACGATCTGCCGCGTCAGTTCCGCATTGTGGGGCAGCGCGGCGCGGAAGAATTCGTGCAGTATTCCAACCAAGGGTTGCAGATGCAGCCGCTCTATGGCAAGGACGGGCAGCCGGACGGGATGCGGAAGCCGGTATTTGATATCGAGGTTTCGGCACAGAAGGCGAGCGAATATACGGCGATGGCGCAGAACGAGCTGGCGCTGCAATTCTTCCAGTTGGGCTTCTTCAATCCGCAAATGGTGGATCAGGCGCTCGCGACGCTGGACATGATGGACTTCGACGGGAAGGACAGCATCGTGCAGAAGATTCAGGAGAACGCCGACCTTGCGGAGCGGCTGGCGCAGTGGCAGCAGATGGCGCTTGCCGTGGCAGATCGATATGATCCTTCGCTCGGGCAGGCGCTGGCCGAACAGGTATTGATGGAGGGCGGACAGGCCGTGCAGGCTCCGCAGGATGAAAAGCTGGCAGAGATCAAAACCGGAGAGCAGCAGGAGCCGACAAAGGTACAGAACGCGCGGGAGCAGGCGCAGAAGGCCACGCAGCCGGAATAAAAAACCGATCTGCAAACACTTCAATGGTTTGCAGATCGTTTCTTTCGGCGTGGGGTGAAATCACAAAAAACGCATGGTAGACTGAAATTAGAAAGTCAGAAAGGACTTGCTTTATGGATGAACTTATGGCAGGAGCGCCCCAGGCGGGCGCGGCTGACGTCGCCGGTCAGCAGATGAGCGGGCAGGTAGCTCCGGCGCAGGCGCAAGCGCCGCAGCAGCAGGCCAACGTCCCGGACGCTCAGGGACAGCAGGAAGAGACCTTTGAGAGCTTGATCGCGGGAAAGTACAAGCAGCAGTACGACAGCGCAGTCGGTGCGGCGGTGCAGAAGGCCGTGAAACAGCGACTCAAAGGGCAGGGGGCGATGAAGGCGCAGATCGAAGCGATGGCTCCGGTGGTCGACCGGCTGGGCGTGCTCTATGGAATTGACACGTCTGACCCGAGAAAGATCGACTATGCGGCGCTGGCGCAGAAGTTTGGCGCGGACAACCGGCTCTATGAGGCAGAAGCCATGGAACGCGGCTCGACGGCCGACGCGGTACGAAGCGAGTATGCTTCTCGCGCGGAAACCGCAGGGATGCGCCGCCAGCTGCAGGAGTACCAGCTTCAGGAGCGGTTCAACGGCATCCGGTCGGCATTTGACCGGGATGTTGCCGGGCAGTACGGGACGAGCTTTGAAGCCGAGATGGCGAACGAAGACTTCGCCCGGCTGATTGCGGCGAACGTCCCACCGAAGACAGCCTACGAAGTGGTACACATGGCAGAGATCCAAGCAGCGCAAGCGCAGGTGGTGGCAGCACAGGCGAGAAACAACGTCATGCAGACCATACAGGCGCAGGGCGCACGGCCTGCAGAGATTGGCGGGAACGCCAACGGCGGGCAATTCACAAACAACGACCCGCGCAGCTGGACGAAGGAACAGCGTGCGGAGATCATCAGAAGAGTTCAGAGGGGGGAAAAGATCGTCCTCTGAGCAGAAGGAGGAAAAAATCATGGGTAACAGCAAAATTGGATTCCAGTTTTTCGCGGATGCGGGCACGCTGGTCAACGCGACCGGCAACTATGTGAACGCATACGACGGTACGACTACGGCGTTTGACACGACCAACAAACTGACGCCGACGATGAAGACGTTCTACGACACGCAGCTTTTGGAAAATGCGCGTCCGGAGCTGATCTTTGCACAGCTTGCCAAGAAGCAGGCGCTTCCGCGCAACCGCGGCAAGAGCGTCGAGTTCCGCAAATGGAACACGCTGCCGGAGGCGGAGACGCTGACCGAAGGCGTCATCCCGACCGGCCAGAAGCTCGGCATGTCCAGCATGACGAAGGACATCGTACAGAAGGGCCTGTATGTCACCATTTCTGACCAGCTGGAACTGCATGCTATCGATAACGCGATCGTCGGTGCGACAGAAGAACTCGGCGCTTCCGGCGGCATGAGCATTGACAAGATGGTGCGCAATGAAATCATCGGCGGTACGGTGAAGCAATACTGCGACAAGGTGAACGCCACGACTGGTGAGCACACAGAGGTCACCAGCCGTTCGGGGCTGGATCTGACCTGCAAGTTGACGCCGACCGAGGTCAACAAGGCCGTGACCGCCCTGAAGAAGATGCACGCGCCGACCATCGACGGAAAGTATATCGGCATCATTCATCCGTCTGTTACATACGACCTTCGGGAAGATAAGGACTGGATCAAGGTGCATCAGTACGAAGCGACAAGAGAGATCTTCGAAAATGAAATCGGAGAGCTGCACGGTGTGCGCTGGGTCGAATCGACGAACCAGAAGATCTGGAACGACAGCACCTGCCCGGTCAAGACGGCTGCTGCGGACGGCAACCCGGCGGTCTATTACAGCGTGTATTCTACAATCATCATGGGCAAGGATGCCTTCGCGATGATCGACCCGGACGGCGGCAACATGGAGATGATCGTCAAGACCAAGGGCGAAGTTGGCGGTCCGCTGGAACAGTTCAGCACAGTCGGCTACAAGTACGAGGGCGCGGCGATGATCCTCTATGATGACCGCATGGTGCGCATCGAGAGCACGAGCGCGTATTCTGAGACCGATCCGGCGAACTAAGGAAGGAGAATCACTATGGGAAAAACAGAATCGACCGAAATTGTGGTCGAAGCAGCCGCACCAGCAGCGGAAGCTTATGACCCGTGGAAGGACATGAGATCGATTTTACTTCCGAGAGCGGGAGGCAACGAACAACAGTCTCAGTTCTGCGCGGTGAACGGCAGGACATTCCAAGTGCCGAGAGGCAGGATGACGGAAGTGCCGCTGCCGATCTATGAGTGCCTGATGGAGGCAATGACCGCGCAGCAGGAGGCGTTCGAGGCGAACCGCGCGGACGCGCCGAAATAACAACATAGTGCCCTTTGCGGCATGACGAGAGGGAGCGTGTGCCGCTCCCTCTTTTTCATAGGAGGTGGAGTATGAGAATTCGAGAAGCGATTGAGATGATCGACCGGCTGATGCCGAATCAGTACGGCGAGGATGACAAGGTGCACTGGCTCAGTGAGCTGGACGGCATTGCTGACAGGGACGTTTTCCGGGCGCATGAGCGGGAAGAGGATATGGGGGAATTCACCGGCTATCCGCCGGGGGTAGACCTCGACACGATTTTGATGATCCCGTTCCCGTATGAGGACATTTACCGCTGGTATCTGGAAATGAAGATCTGCGACGCGAACGGCGAGCTGACGAAGTACAACAACGCCGCTGCAAAGTACAACAGCTACTGGCAGGGATTTTGGAACGCATACAATCAGGAGCACATGCCGCGGCAGGCGGCGACGTATTTCAAACTGTAAAGGGGTGAAGACATGGCAATTTATCGCGTAGAGAACGGGAAGGCCCCGGCGGGCCTTTCGGCGGGCGACGAGGTCGTGACCGGCGGCGGAACATACCGGATCACAGGTGTCAACGCGGACGGCAGCTACCAGAGCCAGGTGAGCAACAAGAAGCAGACGACCTACAACTACAAGGGGCAATATACGCAGCGGCAAAGTCCGCTGCTCTCGCAGGGCGTGAGCGGGTATACGCAAAATCGGCTCAATGGGCTGGAAGGCGGTTACACGCCGGGTTCTGCCGTGCAGCAAGCGCAGGCGTATCTCAATCAGGTGCAGTCCCGCAGGCCGGGAGAATATCAAAGCCAGTGGGACGGCGAGCTGACGGAGCTTTACAACCGGATCGCGAACCGGAAGCCGTTCAGCTATGACATCGGGACAGACCCGGTATATCAGCAGTACAGGGAGCAGTACCAGAGGCAGGGGCGGCTCGCGATGCAGGACACGATGGGCCAGGCGGCGGCGCTGACCGGCGGCTATGGCAGCACCTACGGCGAACAGGTGGGGCAGCAGGCATACAACGCCTATCTGCAAAACCTGAATGACATTGTGCCGGATCTTTACAATGCGGCATACAACCGCTACCGAGACGAGGGCACAGACCTCTACAACCAGTATGGATTGCTCAGCGACCGCGAGAATCAGGCGTACAGCCGGTACCGCGACACGGTAAACGACTATTATTCCGACCTCTCCGACGCGCGCAGCGCCTACGACAGCGCTTATTCGCGGGACTACAACCAGTGGAGCGACCAGCTCAGCTATTGGTCGCAGAAGGCGGCGAACGAGAACAGCGCCTACTTGCAGCAGCTCGCGGCGCAGAGCAGGGCGAGCGGCGGATCGGGCGGCGGTTCCGGCGGCACGAGCGTTGCGGACGTTGCGACGGTCAATGGCGCGGGGAACTTTGCAAACAATGTCGCGATGATGGACGACCAGTACAGAGGCGTAATGAAAACAGTATCTGTGCTGCTCGGACAGAACAACATCGAGAAAGCTATGACATACGCATACGGCGTAAGAAACCAGTTGAGCCATCAGCAATGGGCAGACATTGCGCGTCTGATCAAGGAAAGGACGAACGTGGAGATCGATCCGGACGTATGGTACAAGAAATCGAAAGACGGCAGCGGAACGTGGGGCGCAAAATAATAGTGTGAAAACGGAGAAATGATATGGCTTTAATACCACTGGAAAAAGCAATCGCAAAGGCGAGGGCGAATCAGAGCAAGAACGAAAAATATAGCACAACTTCGCTTATGTCGCCAAATGATGCGAGGGCACAGCAGGAAATCGGGATGCAGCAGCGCCGGACAGCCTTTGAAAACTACAAGGCTGCCCGCGCGGCGATGCAGCAACAGGCGCAGCGGCAGGTGACGCAGGGCTATGAGCGCCGGGCGGACGCGATGGGGACTGTGGCGAGGGGGTATGGGCAGTCGAACATGCCGACGGCGGCAAAGAAGACGGCCTATGAGAATTACACCTATGCGCTCAAGCAGAAGGAGCTTCGGCAGAAACAGATGAGCGGGAAACCGCTGACCCCGGCAGAGCAGAAGATTCTGAACACGACAGTCTATCGAGACCCGGCACAGGCCGCGAACGCCGAAAACAACAAGTATCAGAATCAGGCCGTACAGAACGTGGAGAGCGAAGAGCAGATCACCAAGCACCAGTTCGATCATACGCCGGAAATGGTCAAACAGTACGGCTCCTACGAAAACTACAAACGCGGCCTTTACGACAATGAATATGTCGGCGTCCTGAAAGAGCGGGAGGACGAGCTGGGCGGCCAGATCAAGGAGCTGGAGCAGCAGATCCGGACGCGGCATGCGGAAGCCGAGACGGCGACCGAGGAAGGCGTACGGCGGGAGAATGAGCGGAAAGAGCTGATCAAACAGGGCAAACTGGAAGGGATCAGCGACATGGAGGCCCGGCTTGCACAGCTTCAGCAGGAGCAGATGCAGCTGCAAAGCGAACGCGCGATGAAGCGCAGCCACATGGCGATTGATCCGCTGGATGACGAGACGAAGGCGCTGCTGCGGGAATATAATGCGGGCGGTATGTACACGAGGGACTACTCCAAACAGAACGGCGGAAGCGGGCTCTCGAAGATGGAGGCCCGTGCCGATCTGCGGGCGAAGGGATACAGCGAAGACGAGATCAAAAGCCTCGCGGAATACGAGCAGCGGCTGCAGGACTATGAGAACGCGATGACGCAGGCGGAGGATATGCAGCGGTTCGGACAGGAGCATCCGTACATTTCGACGGTGGCGTCCGCGCTGATGGCTCCAGCAAAGGCGCTGGGCAATATCGAATCGGTGCGTGGCGTGCTGCCGAAGGGGTTTGGCGGGTATCAAAACGAGGACATGCCGACGAATATTTACAGTCCACTGTATAATGCGAGCCGCGTGTCGGGAAGCATCAGAAGCGGCGTCATGCAGGACATGGGAACCGTCGGACAGTTCCTCTATCAGGCGGGAACCAGTGCCCTGGACAGCGCGGTCAACATGGCGGCGTCGATTGGCTTGGTCGGTGCGGCGGGGTTAGGAACCGGCGCGGCGGCGCAGGGCGCCGTGGCGAATACGATGAACTTCGTGATGGGGTCTCAGGTCGCAGCAGATTCCGTTTATGAGGGAATCCAGAACGGCAAAAGCAACGTCGACGCGCTGATCGACGGTATTGTCGAGGGTGCGATCGAGGGCATTACCGAGAAATATTCCGTGGGCGATATCATCGAGACGATGCTGTCCGGCAAGGCGGCATGGCGCAAGGTCATCCGGGCGTTCGCTTCGGAGGGCGCAGAGGAAATTGCAAGCAACTGGCTCAACCGCATCTATGACGTGACCGCGAAGCGCGGGCGCGGAGAAGTGGAAACGGCGTACCGCGCCTATCTTGCGAAGGGAATGAGCGAGCGGGACGCGATGGCCGCGATGGTGAAGGATTTCGCAGAGGAAGACGGCCTTTCGTTCCTTGCGGGCGGTCTTTCCGGCTGGGCGATGTCCGGTACATACGCGGCGTTGGGGAAGGGCGCGTCGGAGGCGAACATCCAGTGGACGGCGGCACAGGCAATTCAGCGCGGCGAGGTGCAGGATGTGATCGACCTCGGTCTTTCGCAGGGCAAAGGAGCGGCCTTCGACCGCGCGGCAGCCTTGCAGGGCGATCTGATGCGAGGCGGAGAGCCGACGCAGAAGGACGTGGCGGGCGTGCTGCGCGAGTACGTCCGGGAGCAGCAGGACGCCGCAGAGGACGCGCAGAGCGGAGATCAGACGCAGGAGAATCAGACATACCAGAACTTCAAAAACGCCATGCAGAGCGTGGAGCAGTCGCAGACAGAGTATGAACAGGCGCAGCGGCAGCAGAACCAGCAGAGCCAGGGCGTCGACCTATACGACGAGGACGGAAGTTTGCTGGATGTGGGCGAAGGATGGGCCGAGATCGACCCGGAGCAGTATGCAGGGCAGCAGACCGCGCAGGCCGAGGCGGAGATGGACAAAGCAGCGGCTGCGGCGGACAATGCCTATCTGGAACGTCAGGTGCAGAAGAATGGCTATGACGATCTGACAGCGGCGTATTTTGTAAACGGAAACACGACAGATCTCTCCTTGGAAGAGTATGCTGCAAAATTCCAGAAGGCATACAAGCGGGGCCAGATGGGCGTATCGAAGGAGTGGACGGTCGGCGCGGCGGTCGGGATGAACCGGGACGTGGCGACGGCGGCATGGGAGGCCGGGAAGAAAGCTGCGCAGCAGAGCGGCGCGGCAACCGAAAAATATAGCATCAATGACACCAGGAATCTCAGCCAGAAAGAGCAGTTCAAGGAATACCGGGCGGGGAGATTCAAGGCAAAGGATGAATTTGCATTTGGAGCAGCGCCGGAAAGCGTGCAGAAGATCGGACTGACCGGCGAGATCGTCATGTCACAGACGGACTATAAGAAAGCAAAAACTGCGAAACACAACGTTCCGCAGCGCGTTTTTAATAATCTGAAATCGATTATGGATTCGGCTGTACTGTCCTTTGAAAAGGGAGATGAGGTCGGCGTGCTGACGTCGGAGATCGATGCAGACGGAAAACCGCTCTTGCTTGCCTTCCGGAAAAATGTTAATCTGGATGGAGAGACAGTGACCAGAATGAAAAGCGCCTATGGACTGGATACTCCGTCTGCGTGGGTGCAGAACCAGATCAAGGATGGAAAAACGCTTCGGATTCTGGACAACAAAAAAGCCGACAATTTCCTGAACAGCGTTGGCTACAAGGCCGAGCGAACAGGAAACTATCAGCTTGGTGACACTGTATCAGAAATTCAGAAAAAAGTCAAGGGAGGAAATGAACATGGAAAGAACGTATCTGCTGAAGGACAGGAACGGAATGATGGTGCGCGTGCCGGAGAGCAAGCTCAGCGAGTGGAGCAAGCAGCAGGAGGGCGAAGCGAAAGCGCCCGACGAGGACGAGAAAGAGCGGATCAGGCAAGAAATCTATCAGGAACTTGGCCTCAAGTAACGAACGCGGAGCTGCTGAGCGAGGGCGGAACGCAGAGCACGGTCGCCGTCATGCCGGCGGCGGAAATTCGGAAGAACGCGGACGCGAAGAAGGCGGCAGAGTTCTTCCGCACGGCGGGAATCAAGCGCTACCAATTCGTCGTCGGGCAGCTGGAAACCACGGTCGACGGGCGGACGTTCCGCGCGGACGGCGTGACGCTGGCCGATGGAACAGTGCTGGTGCGGCTGGACAGCGAGGAATATACCGCGACGCAGCTTGCCAAGCACGAAGGGTATCACATCATTGCGCAGCGCAACGCTGAGATGGCGCAGCGCATCCGCAAGCGGCTGGTGGACGAGGGAAAGATCAGCAAGGCGCAGATCGACAGCTACATCGACGCCTACAACTCGATCTACGGAGACAACACGGACGCTTACGTTGAGGAGATCGTAGCGGACGCTTATGCCGGAATCAACCGCACGGCCTACGGCACGAACAACATCCGCGCCGAGGTGACGATGGAGGCCGGGCAGTGGACGAAGAAGTCCGGCAGCGCGAGGGCACCGCCAGAATTGCAATTCTCAGCCAGTGCGGAGCAGATCAGCGAGCAGGACAGAGAGAATCTGAACAAAGTGCTGGAAATGATGGACGCGGAAGGTGACGGCATTTTCCGGGACGCGGTGCTACTGCGAAATCCGAAAATGCTGCAAAAGCTTGTGGCGGAACGCGGAAAAACGGAAAGCGCTGCATTCACGCGGTGGTTTGGGAACAGCAAAGCGGTCAACCGGAACGGCGAGCCGATGCTGGTGTTCCATGGAGCGGGCGCAAGGTTTACCACGTTCGATGCGGGCGGAAAGCCGATTTGGCTGACAGCGAACATCCAGTATGCAGAAAAGTATTCCACGGCGAATAGAGCTGCTGAGAAACTGCTGCCAAGCTCGTCAATTTATGCGGGGAACGTTGACAGGGTGATCCCAGCGTATATCCGTGTCGAAAATCCGGCGAACGTTGGGGACACGGACGGCGGGTTTGATGGAAACTATATGGATCTAGCGAAACGGATCGGCGCGCGCCCGAGTGAACTGCGGAAGGCATGGGAAGAGGCCGGAAGACCGGAAATGTTGTGGCAAGCGGTCAACTCGAAGCAGATGTCAGAGCTGCTGAAACGGCATGGGTATGATGGAATCCAAGCGATTGAGAACGGTGTAGCAACATGGGCAGTGCTGGAACCGACGCAAATCAAATCTGCCGTGGCAAACAACGGCGTATTCAGTCTGAAAAGCGCAGACATCCGGTATGCTTTGGCACAGCAGCGGTTCCGGGATGCACTGCCGGAGCGGGCGGCGGAATATGTGGCACGGACGGAGAATACGCTGGTGCGGCGGCTGGCAGACAATCTGAGCGTGCCGGAGACGGCAAAGCGCGAGACGCTGCGGCCAATCGCCGACGAGATCATCTACGACGTACTGCGCGGCGGCGAGATGGACAGTGCGAAGTTGAATCAGCTCTTTGAACAGGCATGGGAAGCCGGGCGGGAAGCCGACACGGAATACTATGAGCAGTACAAGGATGTGCGCGAGAAAATCCGCACGCAGAAACTTTTCATCTCGGCGAAAGACCGGGCGGACATTGCGGACTTTAATCTGTTCCGCAAGCAGACCATGGGCACGCTGCGCCTTTCCAGCGATGGATTGCCGGTCGACACGTTCTATCAGGAGATGCGGGACATGGCGCCGGAGCTGTTCCCGGCGAGCATCACCGCACCGAGCGACCAGCTCTTGCAGCTCTATGAGGTGGCGCAGAGCATCCGGAAGCGCGAAATGACGCTGAACGAAGCATTTGGCGCACAGGCGGAGAGCTTCAAGACGTGGGCGCGGAATGACTTTGATGAATCCGTGCAGCGGCTTGCGGAAGGAATCCGCATTGCAAAACGCTATCAGGAAGCGCAGGAGCGCAAGAAGGAGAAGCTGGGCGTGCCGCAGACGGCAGAGGAAGCCATGGAGCTTGCGAAGGAGGTCAAGGCCGAGAAGAAGAAATTTCAGAAGGTGCAGAGCCGGTATTTGCTGACGGACGCAGACCAGAAGGTCGTGAATATGCTGCTGCGTGGAGACACGACGCCGGAAGCGGTACAGAACCGGGAGAACGCGGAAGCGATCCTGAAAACCTACGAAGCGAAAGCGGACTATGATCTGCTGGCGCTGCGGCTGAAAGCATGGAACAACACGCGCAAGCAGGGATTGCGCGATCAGGCGGAGAACGCGCTGAACGCGGCGGAAGCCGAGAAGTGGGTCGACAAGAGTTCGGGACTTGCGTATATGCGCGAGACCATGGAGCGGAACATCCGGGACATTGCAAAAAAAGGCAAGGTTGCAGATGAGAAGGCCGAGGCGTTCAACAACGAGTATTTCCACCCGGTACACAAGAACGAGAGCGACCGAAAGAGCTACGTCGTCGGCTTGCAGGACAGGATCAAAGCGCTGAATCTTGGCCGGAAGGTGGAGAAGGGGAATCTGGTTTCGGAGAGCTACGCGGTGCAGTGGCTCGGGGAAGCGGAATTCAACCGGAAGTATCTGGCGGAGCATCCGCGCGTGAAGCAGCGCGGCGGATTTGGCTACGAGGAATGGAACGCGGCAATTCAAAAGTTCCGCGAGGAAAACCAGAAGCTGGATTACGCGAAGATCGAACACGCCGTGAAGGAATTCAGAAGCATCTACGATCAACTCTATCAGGACATGAACCGCGTGCGGATGGAAAACGGCTATGAGCCGGTCGATTATATGCAGGGGTATTTCCCGCATTTTCAGGAAAACGACAAGGACGGGAGTCTGCTGACACGATTCGGACGGCGCCTCGGCATTACGGACGAGGTAACGCCGCTGCCAGCGACGATCAACGGCCTGACGCAGTCGTTCCGGCCGGGCATCCGGTATATGGCAAACATCCAGCAGCGGCTCGGCTATGCGACGGCCTATGACGCGCTGCAAGGCTTCGACCGGTACATTGAGGTTGCATCGGACATAATTTATCACACGGGCGATATTCAGCGGCTCCGGGCGCTGGCCACACAGATCCGCTACCGCGCGAGCGACGAGGGCGTGCGCAAGCAGATCGACCGCATTTTGCAAGATCCGACGCTGACGCCGGATGAAGCAAACGAGCGGGTGGCGCAGGCAATGAAGGACGCGCCGTTTGCCCTTTCAAACTTCGTGGCGGAGCTGGACGAATACACGAATCTGCTTGCCGGGAAGAAGTCGCGGCTCGACCGCGGTATGGAGAAGATGCTGGGGCGGAAATTCTACAACGTCTGCAAAGCCTTTGAATCCCGCGTGGGCGCAAACATGGTGGCGGCGAACATCGGCTCGGCGCTGACGAACTTCATTCCGCTGACGCAGGCATGGAGCCAGGTGTCATCGGCGGATATGCTGCACGGGATGTGGCAAACGCTGCAAAACTACAAGACGGCGGACGGATTGGACGCGGCTTCAACCTTCATCCACAACCGAAGCGGTTATGGGCGGCTCGCGATGTCGACCATGGACAAGGTTTCGGAAAAGGCGGCATTTTTGATGGAAGCCGTCGACGGGTTTACGACCGGAAGCGTCGTCCGGGCACGGTATCTGCAAAACCTCCGGCTTGGCATGAGCGAGGTGAACGCGATGCAGGAGGCAGACCAGTTCGCGGCAAACATCATGGCAGACCGCAGCAAAGGCGCGACGCCGACGATCTACTCGGCGCGAAATCCGATCATCAAGCTCTTTACGCAGTTCCAGTTGGAGGTAAACAACGAACTGAGCTGGATCTTCAAGGACATGATCCCGCAGGAGCGGAAGAAGGGCGTGGCGCAGCTTGCAAAGGCGCTCTTTAAGTTTTTGATCGGCGCGTGGCTCTACAATGAGGTCTATGAGGCCATTGCCGGCAGACGCGCGGCGCTCGATCCGCTGGACATCCTCAATGACAGCGTGGGTGACTTCACAGGATATCAGCTGCCGAACACGGTGCAGTCGGCGCTCTCGGGACGGTGGGAGTTCACGAAGGAAAAGCCGGGAACGTATCAGGCGATCAAAAATCTCGGTGGAAACCTCATCAGCGAGCTGCCGGGCACGCAGATGCTCACGGTGCTCGGACTGGATGAGAAGTTGGGATTGGAGATCGACGGCGGACGCATTGCGGTTTCGTCGGCCATTCCGAACTTCGGGAACATCGAAAAGGCATTGCTTGCCAGCAACGAGGACATTGCCCCGAAGAAGAAAGTGCAGACGGTAATAAACGAGCTGGCAAACCCGGCGGCCTATCTGGCGCTGCCATTCGGCGGCGGGCAGATCAAGAAGATGGCACAGGGCGCGCAGGCCGTCATGCAGGGCGGCAGCTACAAGGCGGACAACGAGGGACGCGACATCCTGCAATATCCGATCTACAATGACAAGCCGGGCGAGATGGCAAAGAATCTGGCGCAGGCGCTGCTCTTTGGCAAGACGGCGACGGAGGAAGCGCAGGGATGGATTGAAAGCGGATTCAAGAATCTGAGCGCGAAGGAGACGGCGGCCTATCAGGAGATGACCGCAGCCGGAGCGGATCAGCGGGACAGCTATACCTTCGTCGGAGCGATGAAGAAGCTGGATAGCAAGGAGGCGAAGCTCACGATGCTGTTCGCATACGATCTGCCGGAGGAAGGGAAGACGGCGTATTATTATAATGCGCTGGCCGACGATACGGAGCGCGGGAAGATGGATGCACTGGAAGAGCAGGGCGTTTCCCATTCGGACTATGTCGCGTTCCGAAAGGCGTACTTCGGCGCATACGGGACGCAGAGCGTGTCGCAGGAGCGGGTGAACGCGGCGCTCGATCAGTTGGACATTCCGAAGGCAGAGAAAGCGGCCATCTGGCGAAGCTGCAACAAGGACTGGAAGGAAGAAAACAATCCGTACAAGTAACAAAAACCGGAGCGGGATGACCGCTCCGGTTTTTTACTGGGCTTTTTTTAGTTCAGCGATCTGCTCGCTGTGCAGCTTGATAATGGATTTCAGGAAATCGACCTCTTCCTCCAGCTCTTCCACGCGGCTTTTCGGGGCGAGCGTTTCAAGCAGAGTCTGTTGGCCTTCGGCGAGAAGATTGAGCTTCGGGGTGATCTCGCTCTCGACGATGACGTGCATGAGTTCGGCAATGTCCTTGCGGTCTTGTGCATCCAGCATATTGTGGCCCTCCTGTTTGAGATAAGAACAGTATAGCGCGCGGAGGGCGGAGCCGTCAAGTGCTGCGTGGGGTGAATCTGCTGGGTGGAGCTGTTACACTGGGGGAAAGGAGTTGATGAAAATGGGGATTCCAATTCCGGGGGCATATGCAAGCCCGCGAATCTCGAACGGCGTGCTGTGCTGGTATGCCGGAGACACATTCAGCGTCGTCATTCAGGCGGATCTTGTCGATCAGGACGGAGCGGCCGTGGACATTGGGGCGACGGACACGGTGAAAATCACGTTCCGCGACGACACGCGGGCGGAGGTTTGGAGCAAGACGTTTTCGAACGTCGCGAACAATCAGGTGACGCTTGTGGTCGACGCGGAGATCAGCGCGAAGTTCCCGAAGGGCAGATACACCTACGACGTGGAATTTTCGCACGGAGACCGGACGACGCTGGCGCGGGACAACAAAGTCCGGGTAGAATGAGGTGAGACAGTGAAGGTTGAAATTCCGAACAGTATTTTGATCACGTTGAGCGGGCAGACCTCGCGAGGCGTGAAGGGCATTGAAGTCCGCGAGGCGGACGGCCATCTGATCTTTACGCTGACGGACGGAAAAGAGCTGGACATGGGTTCCGTCATGGGGCCGCAGGGGCCGAAGGGAGACACTGGCGCGAAAGGCGAGAAGGGCGACACCGGGGCCAAGGGAGACACTGGCGCAACGGGCGCAAAGGGCGAAAAAGGGGACAGAGGCGACAAAGGCGACCCCGGCGCGACCGGCGCGCAAGGAGAGCAGGGAGCGCAAGGACTGCAAGGTGAGCGCGGCGAGAAAGGAGAAAAGGGCGACACAGGAGCCAAGGGAGACCCCGGCACGGACGGCACGACGCCGACGATTGGCGCGAATGGGAACTGGTATCTCGGGACAACCGACACCGGGAAACCATCACGCGGAGCCAAGGGCGACAAGGGAGACCAGGGCGAAACTGGCGCGACGGGCGCGACCGGCCCACAAGGCGCAACAGGCCCACAGGGCGAGACGGGGCCGAGAGGGCCGCAGGGCTTGCAGGGCGTTCAGGGCGAACCCGGCAAGGGATTGACCATCTCGGGCTACTACGCAACGGCGCAGGCTCTGGCCGCTGCGGTGACGAATCCAACGGCTGGCGACGCTTACGGCGTGGGCACGGCGGAACCCTACGACATCTACATCTATGATAGCGTGAGCAAGACCTGGAAAAATAACGGCCCGCTGCAAGGCGCGAAGGGCGACACCGGCGTCGGCGTGGCGAATGTGACGTTTGAAGATGACGTTATGACCGTCAATTTGACGTCTGGCGCGCACTACTCATCCGGTAGCCTGCGAGGGCCACAGGGCGTGAAAGGTGACGCTGGTGCGAAAGGTGAAAAGGGAGACCCCGGTGCACAGGGCGAAAAAGGCGCAACCGGCGCAGCCGGTGCACCCGGCACGGACGGCATTACACCGACGATTGGAGCGAACGGCAACTGGTTCTTGGGCAGCACTGATACTGGGAAACCCTCCCGAGGGGTGAAGGGCGAACAGGGCGTTCAGGGAGAAAAGGGCGACACAGGCGCGCAGGGAGAACCGGGCAAAGACGGCAGTCCCGGCGCGGCTGGCGCACCCGGCGCGCCGGGCACGACGTTCACGCCGGCCGTTTCAGCGGATGGGACGCTCAGCTGGACGAACGACGGCGGGAAGACCAATCCTGCCTCGGTGAACATCAAAGGCCCACATGGCGAACAGGGACCGCAGGGCGAACCCGGCGAGAAAGGTGAAACAGGCGCGGCAGGCGCGACCGGCCCGGAGGGGCCGCAGGGGCCAAAGGGCGCACAGGGGCCGCAGGGAGAACAGGGCGCGACCGGACCGCAAGGCCCCGCCGGTCACACGCCGGTGAAGGGGACGGATTATTTCACCGCTGCGGACAAGAGCGAGATCGCGCAGGCGGCGGCAAAGCTGGTCAGTGTGCCGAGCGCTTCTTCCACCACCCCGAAGGCACCTGGTACGGCTTCGGCTGGTACCTCTGCGGCGTATGCCAGAGGGGATCATGTACACCCGAAGCAGACGGTGACCAAGTCGGACGTGGGCCTCGGGAACGTGGACAACGTGTCGATCAACACGCGGTTGAACCGGACGACGAATGTCAATGCGCCGGACAGCAACTACACGACGTACATGGCGCGGGGCGAGGCGCTGTTTTCGAGCGAGACAACGCCGACCGTCAACGGCTGTATTGCGTGGGTTTATGGTTAAGGCGGTGATGGTATGAGCTTACCGAGCGGATATAAACGGCGCGAATATATCCAGTCGAGCGGAACGCAGTACATTGACACTGGATTCAAGCCAAACAATAACACCAAAGTTGTCATAGATTTTGAGTTAACAGAGAATACGGGTAAACATCAGATAATATTTGGTGCTCGCTCCTCGTCCAGTTCCGGACAATATGTTCTTGGA